TTTTGTTTTTAAATTTGGATCGTAAGTTTCTATATCTATTGCGACTGTGTCTATACCTTTTAAATTTAAATCTTCTGGTGTATTACACATTATTTTATTCCCCATGAATTAGGTTTTTCTTTTGGTAAATTTTCTTTTGGTTTTTCTACGGTAGGATAATCTCTTTCAATTATCATTTCTAAAAAGTGTATTGCTTTCAAAATATCTTCTTTCCCATTTTTGTCTTGATGACGTATTATGTATTTAATAGCACAACCTTCAGGGTATAGCAACTTATTCTCTACTACAAACTTACTTGGCTGTATTTTATATTTTTGATAATGTGATCCTCCGTGTTGCTTATCCCAAACTTTATTTTTCATTATTCTCTCCCGTATGTTTTATTTTTATGACAAGTCACACACAACAATTGTAAATTACAATTATTTAAATGATATTTTATCCAATTATTTTTTATTTCAAGATCCGTAAAATACCATATATCCGTATGTGAAGCTTTTCCCACAGCGTTAAAAATGTAATCTTTTTTATAATTATTAAAAAAATTATTAAACAAAGTTATAAAAGTTGGATCTTTATGGTCTACCTCTGCATCAAGTCCATGCACTTCAATCCCACATTTATTACAATTTGGTTTAACTTGTTCTCTAAATTGTTTTTTATGTATATTTACTGCTTTTCTAGCTGCTTGTTTTACTCTGTGCATTCTATCTTCATTCATTAACACACCTGTTCCAAAACAAGTAAACATCCATTTTGCAGCCACAGGAACTTCTTTACCCATACCAGAACTAAAACACCAACCTTTTTCTTTACACTCTTCACAGTCATCTAATTCGTGAGGGTCTTTTTGATGAATCCATAAACATATGCCCCCTTGACTATCATAACTAAAAAACCAATTGTAAATTCCTGGACCTATTTTTCTTTGATACCAATCTTCATCATTACATAAAAAATAATCCTTAAATAATTTATCCATAGCGGTTTTAGTAATAGCAGTTGTTTCATCTAATCTTTTTCCAAGAGGAATTTGGTCTCTTAATAATTGAAAATGTTTATATGCATCTTTTTTAGTTTTAAAATCTTTTCCTAAAACATTTTTGTATTTCATTTTACTCCTAACGTGTAGGGTCCTCTTGATGCTATGGTCCAACAGTCAACCTTGCCTCTACTGTAAGCCACATACTTTAATCTTAATTGTGTAAAGTATTCTTCTTGTCTTGTTCTTGTTAAATCAACAACAACGTTGTCAAACGTTAATCCTTTTACTGTGTGTATGTTTGCATATTTAACTCTTACATCACCTGATTCAACAAAGTCCTTGTTTAGAACCTTTCTAATGTACAATATTCTATCAGGATCTGTTTGAGTCCTAGTCAAAGCAAAATCATTGTACTGCACAGAATCTGCTTTTAAATATTTTTGATCTATCAAATAATCTATTGTGTATGGTTTATTAATCCATTCATCAAAACATTTAGTGTCTCCTCTGCCATGCATTATCACTTTACTACCCATGTAGTTCCAAAAATCTTTTATTTGTTTTAAATCCATAGGTTTACCTTTTACAAAATCAGGCCAATACTTATGACATTTTATTTCTTTTTTTGACACATAAGGTGAGTTGCCAACGTGTGCAAACTCTATACCATGCTGTTTAAAAAATTTTCTCATTTCTATGTCTGATGGATTTCCTCTATAAGTAAACAAAAATGTTTCGGTAGAGTTGTGTATTTTATTTAAAAGTTTTTCTAAGGCTGTACAATTATTTTTAAGTGATGAAAGATAATAGTGATTACCCTCTACGTCTGTGGGTTTCCATATTCTATCATAACCATAATAATCCCATATGGGTTTTATTATACTTTTACATAAATTATTTATTGTTCTACCACATCTATGTCCTTGTTCTAATTGTTCTGCATCTTTGGATAGCCTGTGATAGTAATCTGAATCTGAACCTGCAAATTCAAATATAGTTTGATCTGCATCTCCAACAAAATAATACTCCTCAGTATTAGTAGCCATTTTATCGAGTGCTTTTCTTTGTGGCACGTTACTATCCTGGGCCTCATCAACTATTAATGCTTTTATATCAGGCTCAACAGCTTTATCAGTAAATTCTTCTATCATGTCTGCGTAATCACAAACTTGATGATCTTTTTTGTATTGATCATAAATTTTTTTCATCTCTGTAATTGTGTTTATGTCGTACGGCTTATAAGAAAGTTTATCACAAGTCTTCCAATGATCTGTTAAAGTTTTACCCTTACCTTTTGCATCTGCTAAATATCGATAAAATTTATGTTTATCATTATTAAACTCACCCTCGTTAACACTCTGTCTTTTAAACAAAGTATTTATTACAGATAAATTTACATGATCTTGGTAACTTATTACTTCTTTCTTTGATAATTTACTTCTACAGTATGAATGTATTGTGCAAATTTTATGCTTCATAGATTTTTTTGTAATATCTTTCATTTGTGGTAGTTTAAGTATCTCATCTCTTATTTCATCTGCTGCAACGTTAGTGTGAGATAATATTATTATTTTATCGTAAGAATATTTATCTAATAGTTCTGTGTACTTACGAGTAATAAACATAGATGTTTTACCTGTGCCTGGAGGTCCTGATATAAACTTAGGCTGTTTCATCTGTTATCTCCTTAAACTCACCATCAATGATTAAATCCTCTTGCTCTACCTTTTGATCTTTTATTTTCCAAGATACACAAGATTTGTTATCAAATTTACCATGCACTTTTTTAGCTTTTAATATTCGTTGCACTTTAATTACTAAATCAACTCTTTCTAAATTTATTTTTTGTCTATGTAAATAATCTTCAAACTTATCTAAATTAAATTCTAAAGTATTTTTTTGTTGATTAAAATAAGGCATACCAAAGTATGCTAGTTCTTTTTTATTTGTGTATGCTTTTTGTTCTGAGATATAATTTTTAAAATGTTTTATAAACCTAGTATCTTCTCTTGCTTCTTCAACGTAGTCTTTTGATTTACTTCTTGCTTCAAACTTTCTAATCATTATCTCTTCAAAATCAGAATTTTTCATTTCTGGTATCCAAACTCCAGCTCTACTAATCACAGCATCATAAAAAGCTTTTTTATTTCTAAGTGTTGGTCCATCTACTACTATGTCTTTCTCTACTGATTCACCTTGCACTACAGCGTTTACTTTTACAAAGTATCTATCACTACCATATTCTATTATTTCACCTATTGATTGTTTTGCTTCTTCACTTGTAGCTTCTTTGACTCCAATCCAACTAAATAATGTAGCTATTGTTTTTGTAGAACATCCAATAATCTCTGCTAGTTTTGGCATACCATAATTTCTTTGAGTTTTTTTAGAGGTGGTTCCTTTTTTACTTCTCTTACTTGCCTCATCATCATTTGATGCTGATGCTATTTCAAATACAAAATTATCTATTTCAGATTCAATCCAATCTGTATGTTTTAGCAATACACCTGCTATGGCTGTGCAATAAGCATCTCTCTGACCTGCGCTTGCATAAGTAATACATAACGCTGTTGACAATGCTATCTTACCAATATCATTTTTTAAATTACCTTGGTATGGTGTTATGCCATCATATCTTTCCCATTTAACAATTTCTTGTGCTTTGCTATGTTTTGATTCTGGAACTATGGTATATCTTTTTGCTTCGTGTCTTATCTCGCATATGGTTGCGCCGTGTGGAAAATCTTTATAATAGTTTTCTAAATCTTTTGGTAAAATATATTGTTTAAATTCTGCTTTGCCTGACCACCAATAGTGGCTAACAGGATTACCTTTTCGTCCTGATACCGCATCACAGGCTTTTATATAAGTTGGTATAAATCTTTTTGCTAACGCGTTGTCAACATCTAGATCTACATCTTGGTCTAATCTTAATGCTATCTCACAGTGTGTGTAATTCTTTTTCCATTCTTCTTTCGTTATTTTAAAATTTGGGTCAGTGTAGTTTGGAACTATTGGTGTGCCCTTGAGACAGGGTATGATAACCCTTCCAAGATCTATCCAATCTTCATACGTAACCGGTGGTTTATTTATTTCAGCCATACAATTTATAGTGGGCGGATCCACTCTCGCTTACCCCGCCCACCCCGCGGATACTATAGATTCAGAGACTTTTTAGTTTCTTCTTGAACTTCCGGTTTAGCTTGAATCTCACCTTTACCTACGCTAGTGGCAAAATTTTTTGCCATATCGTAAATACTTTTGTCAGATACAGGACCAACTTTAGTTACGTCCCAACCAAACCAAGTACCTTTGTCGTTAGACATTTGTACAGTTTTTAAATTGTAAATGTGGCTATACGTTGGCGGAGTAAAAAGACCATTCTTACCCTGCATTTTTATACCCATCATCATTGAGTTCCATTTTCTGCTCACTTTTAATTGTGTGCCTTTCATAGAAATCAATGCTGTTTGTGGCGTTTTACCTACAGCCAACACAAAGTGTTGTGCAGTGTTATCAAGATAATTACCATTCGGTAATCTATCTTTGTAGTCTTTACCTCTAGTGGTTTGACTAATGATATCACTACTTGCTTCGTGAATAGCTACAGGTGCACCAGTGCTAGTGCCTCTGTCTTGCCACTCAATGTATTGTCTTTTGTAATGACAAGGAATTATGTCAATACTGTCAAACAATTCATTTGTAACAGTGTTTATTATTTTGCCAGGTTCTGCGCCCTCGACATA